CAGTTGCTTCTGCCAATTCTTTTTGGATGTCTGCAGATTTTTGTTGTCCCGCGACGTATTTCTGATATTCTGCTGTTGACATATTTAATAGTCTTTGAGCCTCAGCGACGTCGCTCACTCCCATTGCTTGTGCAACATACATTTTGGTAAACTTGTCTAAGTTTTCAAAGTTTCCAACTGACATTTGAACTTGTTGTTTTATCATCATGATCCTTTCAGAGTCTGATGCCTGAAGAAGCTCCAAGGTTGAAAGTTGCGTTCCCAATACCGCGTTTAATTGTGATGCCTGTTGTGCTGCTCCTTCAAAAGTGTCAAACTTTTTTGTAATTCCCAGCAAGGTTGTCATTTCAATACCTGCAGCTTTTGAAGCAGCAGCTAATTCTTTGAAGACTTGGGTTCCTCTCTGGCCATAGATTGCCAAACGACCAGCAGCAGAATTAAATTGTTCTATCATTTTTGTTCCGGTAATGCCGATGTTTTTTCCCATTCTTGCAATTTCAGCAGTCATGTTTGCAGCTGCTTCGGCGCCCATCCCCATCGCTCTTTGAAGGTGATCAATCATTTTTACAGAACTAGCAGTTGAGACTCCTAGCTTTTGCAATCTAGCTACGGTCATACCTAAATTAATATTAGTTTTTTCGGCTTTAGGGTTGAAAGAAGATAAATTGCCGGTTAGAGATTTCAAAGCTTCTCCGGATTCTCGGAAACTGATCCCTGCCATGTTTCCTCTTTGAGCCATAACGGCCAATTCATTATTAAATTGGTCCCCAAAACCAGTGGCGGCTCCAAGTTCTCGAGAAGCATTGCTGATTTCAAGAGCCATCTTTGCTGTTGTTTCTAGAATATTGATGAAAACGTTTTTAAGACTTAACGATTGTCCAAACAAGTTTTTTTGAATTAGTTCGGACAGTTTCATATTCTCCCCAATTGCAGCAGAAGATGTTAGGATGTCAAGCTGGGATCCCAAAAACGTATCAGATGATTTTGCTGATAGGCCTACGTGTTGTGCTATTTTTGAGGTTACTCCATTTACTTTTCTATTAACTTCTAAAACATTTTCATTAATACCCCTTGCTTTTTCCAACAGATCTTTTCTTTTTTGTTCGTTGTCTTTGTTTTCTTCAAATAATTGTGCAAGTGTTTTTCCATCTTCAATTATCAGATCCATCGTGCTCTTGGACATTCCCATTTCACCAAGAATGTCTTCAAAACTTTTAACACCAGATTCGATTATTCTATTAAATTCTGCTTGTTGCGCGGTGAGATCTTTTATGTAATCTCCAAGCAATTCTCTATTTTTTATGGATTCTTCGTCGTTTTTCAGTGAAGCCTCGCCGTATTCTTGTATAGCTCTGGTTAAATCTTCTTGGATTATGATTGCTTTTTGATTTGCTTCGTCTAGCATCTGCTGCGTTACGATTTGTTTGTCCAAAGCATCTTGGTTGTTTTGTAGGTTCAACAAGATTTTATTCTGAAAATTTAACTCTGCTTCATAAAGTTCGCTTTGAAGTCCAAGTGCCTCTGCTCTTTTTCTTTCAATTTCTAAAAGCTGCTTTTCTTTCTCTGTCGATCGTACGAGAAGTTCATAAAACTCTGATTGGTTTTTTACGTCTTCTGCTGATGCTCTTCCGGAGCCTTGTGTTGGATCTGTCATTTGTTAACCCTCTCGTATTAACCTAAATAGTTTATAAAAAAAATGCTCGGGAACTCCCGAGCATCTTGTTAGCGTTTCTTCATTGCTTCAGCTTCTTTCTTGTATTCATCAATGGTTCTTTTTAACCACCACTCACGAAGTCCAATTGGGAGATTATATAACTCAAACAGGGACCACCCGCCGTAATGTTTTAAAACAAAGAAAGCCTCATACACCTCCTCCATGTATTCATGACTCAGGCCAAAAAAAGTCCGTTCCGAATGGAACGCTCATGACCTCCTTGTGTTCGCAGTGTTTACAGACAAAATCTTGATTCATTATTATGTCAGGCGATATAAGCCTAAAGCAATCTCGTAGATACTTCGAATCAATGGCAACCATGTTTTCACAAACATAATTAACAGTTTTTTGATCTTCATAGCCATTAAAGTCGACCACAAAGTGTTTCATTTGCTTTGTAATGATGTCGCTAGTTACGTCTTTTGCATTGCCATTTGAGACTAGCTCAAGCTCGTCTTGGCCCACCAGGGGGCGAATGCGAGCCGCAATTGTTGATAGTGGAAGAGTCGTTGTAAATGTGCCATCTCCCATATACTTAATGTTTGTGTCTTCAATGTCGTTGCCGTCAAACATTTCATAATTTGCAAGATCAAACTGAAACTTTGATTGCTCTCCACATGCTGGACATTGAACTTTGGCTTTATAATCTGCGCCATAAGCTGATGCTCTTGCAAAAACAATTATAGCGTTTCTATCTCCGACATATAGACTTTTAGAATTAATGCTTTTGTCGACAATCAGGTTTTGAATCAATCTGTCAATTGCAAGACCTTTTTTCAACAAAGACCTGTTTGTTAAAATATCTTCGTCTTTCGCTGTCATGTATCGAATTTCAATTGATTCCTTGCCCTGAAGAGGGTGTCCTTCTGGGTATCTCCCTTTTGATGGCAAATCAACAAATTGAGTTGGTGTCACAAAGTCCATTGGGTTTGGCATTTGTGGTGCATCTTCCGATGGTGTTGGTTTATGACCGCCCATCAATCGGTCTTCGTTATTTCTTCTCATTTATACCTCGAGTTTAAATAGTTCTTGTTTGTGGATCCCTAATGCCATCTATTACTTTTGGTGAAAATGGGTTTTCTGGTATTGAACCCATTTGAACATTAGTTTCTAAATTTTCAAGTTCTTTGTTTAGTCCTTCTCTTGTCTGACCTTGAGCTGCTGCCGCTCTAGCTAATTGTTCCAGGCCTTCTTGCCTTAACTCTTCTGGTGTCTTTCTTCTTAAAGATTGATTTTGTGGTATTGAGTATTTTCCTTTTGAAGCTTTAATTCTTGCACCTTGTTCGCCAATATAGAATTCTGCCCAGTCATAAGCTATTGTTAAAGTGTATTCAACGGCTCCATCATCAGAGTATGCTAAGCTACCCCACTTAATGTCTGTAAAAATCGGATTATGCAATTTCCAACCTTCAGATACTGTTGAGCCATCTGGCTCTATCTGTTCTATTCTTACTGAATTTAATAGAGAAGTATTTTTCATATTTGTTTTCGAAGTTACCCCACTAACGGAGGTACCACTGCTATAACCAGAACCTTCTAAAATTCTATAAAGCATTTGGGCTGCATCTAAAGAATCAATATCAGGAATTGGAATATCAAAAGATTCTTTGTTTGTATTTTGTACATAATTGCTATTAGCAGAACCATCAACGAATGTAACCGTTATCGGTTGCCATTTAGCGATTCCCGGATAACGGTATACATGATTGATCATTGTGTATTCTTTGGACTCAATTTGAACGGCTGGCTTATCAACAGATACGACGGTAGGAATCAAGAACTCACCAATTGACATGATGAATTTGTTCTTTTGTTTAATTTGTACGTTTGGATTTGTCCACCATGCCATTTATTTCTCCAACTGATTATTGACTGTCTGTATCATAGAACTTTTGTTTTTCTACACCATTTTCAAAAATAGTGCAAACAGCCCAGTCGTATCTAAGCTCTAACGAAAGCTCAATCAATTCGTCACCAGTGTAATCTAGATCTCCGAACTTCATATCTTTGATGAAGGGATTTTTCAGAGTCCAAGATTCTACCGGCACTCCATTGGCATCAATTTGATTGATAACTACTGGTCCAATGGCAGCTGCTGATTTAGATTTTGAAATTGTTGCCAAATCATTAGCATCTTTAAACATTTTATAGCCAGAGTTTTCAATAAGCTTATTCATTTGTTGGACTGCGTCTTGAGTCTGAGATGGATCGGCTGGATCAACCAAGGTTAGAGTGACCGTATTCCACTCAACTCTCCCTGGGAAATAAAACTTTTTATCCAAAAATGTGTGATCAGTCTCAGAAACAGTAATTGCTGGCTTCGTTACGCTTTTAGCATACCAGACAATCCCCTCAGTTGCGATGCCATTAGCTTTGGCAGCATTTGCTAAGTCTGTAGTAGCAGTCCCCATAAGACCAGGAAACTCTACTGTAAATCTGAATTTTCTTTTTGGATCTCCTTGACCCTTTGTTAATGGTGTTGACCAAAATGCCATGACTATATTCTCCTGTTTACTTTAATTAGTCTTTATACGAAATCCGCACCGGTTCTCGTGATGACAAAGTCAACAACGATATACTCGATGGCACGGGCTGGCTTGACATAAATTTTAGCATACATGATATTTCTATCAATTAAGTCTGCCGTAGTAGTTGAAGAATCAAGCACCAATTTATATCCAGACAATCCAAATCTTGCCTGAGTGTCAGCCAAAATTGGCTCCACTTGACCTTTAAATCTGTTCCAAGTTGATTGAACATTTTGATCAAACAAAAGGTTCTTGGAAATAGTATTAACTCTAGCCTTCAAGAATAACAACAATCTACGAACATTGATGCGATCCAGAGCAGATTGACCAGCTTGAAGTGTTTTTTGTCCGAAAATTACAACACCTTCAGAAGGGAAAGTGGCAATTGGATTAATGTTTACTTCATACAAAGCATCTCGCTCTTTTGAATCAAGACGTTGTCTTGCTTGTAATACTGATGGACCTCTAGGGCCTCCGAGAGAACCTAAACCACCTCTGTTAAACCCAGCAGGAGCAAACCACAATTCAGATTGTGCTTGAGAACGACCAAGGGCTCCCAGTGCAGCTACCGAAGGAGGAACCCAAAGTAATTGAGAACCGTTTAGATTGTCTGATATTTGAACCCATGGATAGAAAGTGGCCGCATAA